CAATGCATGGTTGAATCTACAGAAAGCATACAACACACATGAAGCAAACAAAAAAGTAGAAGCCAATGCAAAAGTAACATTGGCAATGACAATAGAAAAAGTTAAAAAAGGTGAAGGTTCTAAACTGGAACAACTGCAAATAGAACAACAGTACAGAACATACCAAACACTGTCGATGACCAGCAGACTGGGATTGGACAGTGCCATACAAAGATTTCAAAACGTTTGGAGATGGAAGCCACACAACATTGCTAGTATGCCTAAACCTTTGGCAGATGCATTAGGATTAATTCCGATGCAAGGTGCACCTATCAACAACAACACATCACTGCGTATAGCCAGCATGGACATCACTATTGCACAAGAACAATTGAATTTTGATAGAGCAGAGTTTAAACCAAGAGTTGATGGCAAACTTTCTTACACAGAAAAAGATGGAGAACTTGCAGGCGGTTATGACACAGACAATTCACAAAAAGAAGAGTGGAGAGCAGACATCACCATGACATGGAAGTTATTCAATTTCAAGAACAGACACTTGACCAATGCAGATCGTTCTCGTTTGAATGCGGCAAACTTTAGATACTCTGACATTTTAAGAAGCACACAAGAACAGTTCGACAATGCGTGGAACAACTATGTGTTGGTAGAAAAGAATCTTGAGACTTTGAAACGTACAGTTGAAATCAATGAAGAAATGTATCAACTCACACTGGCAGATTACCAAGCAGGTAATTCACCCATAATGGCAGTGTTCGGCATGAAAACAGCACACCTAATGAGCGAAGTTGCTTATCTAAACGCACAGATAGATTGGCAGATGGCAAGATACCAATTGCACAAGGTTCTAGGACTTGTGGACCCACTTCTATAATCATCAAATCAATTAAATACTCATATATATGATTAGTTTTTTAAGACACTTATTCCGCGATAAAAATACCGCTATGATGATGTTGGTGAGCAGTTTAATCATTGCCATCTGTGCGTTGGCACCTGCACTGTTTGTGATAATTGTGTTAAACAAATATCTAGCATCAGGAGTCACAGCAACACTGATATCTTTGGCTATGGGAGCCATAATGTTGTTGGCGTTTGAATTTGGATTTAGGCAGAACAGAGCAGGCATGATACAACAGTTGAACATCAGGATCTTTACTCCATTGTTGAATGCGTATGCCAAGAAGATTAAAGAAACACAGATCACAGGAGAACAGTTTAAAAGATTGGAAGTTGCAGGTGCAACCATTAAAGGTGCAACCGGTTCCAGCATCACTGGTTGGATTTTAGATTGGCCATTTGTGTTGGCATTTCTTATTGTGTTGCTGTACATAAATTGGACAGCGGCATTGATCGCGGCTATATTCATGATCATCATGATGGTGTTAACAGCACAACGAATGAACCTAAGCCTACAAAGTGACAGCACAGCAAATTTAGAAATATTTTTAACAGGACTTATGACAGTGATAATCATGTCGGTGGGTGCCACACAGATAATTGCAGGCACACTGGACGTAGGACTACTGATAGGTTCAAACATATTGGCGGCAAGAGCACTGCAAGGTGCCAACAAATATGCCAAAGCAAAGGAGGCAATAGCAAGACGTGATAGAGCAACAGCAGAAATCATTAGTTTCATCAAACAATAAGTTCTTTGTTTTGTTGACAATTCTATTTGTCACACTGTTTGTGTGGGCATGGCAAGCCAAGGTTGATATAACCACAGTAGCCAATGGTATGGTGATACCAGAGAAGAACATTACAAAATTAGGCACAATGGTTACAGGAGAGATTGTAAAAGTTCATTACAAACAAGGAGCCGTTGTGAACAAAGGCGATATCATAATCACAATCAATCCAGGAGTTGGATATGAGCCGTACCATATAAGAGCAAACATAGATGGCAGAATACAAGAACTCACATACAAAAATCCAGGCTCTGTTGTCAAACAAGGAGATGCCCTTGCTATACTTGTTCCATTGGATCAAAAATTAATAGTGCAAGGACAACTACAGGTTAAGGACAGAGGATATGTTGAAGTGGGACAATCCGCAAAAATTAAACTGGCAAGCAGTGAAGCATTCACATATCTACCTATCGAAGCAAAACTGATTTCAATATCACCAGATGCTGTACAAGGACAGACAATGTCTTACTACGAGATAGAATTAGAATTAGATTCACAAATTTTTGCCAATGGAGATATGCAGTACAAACTGGTACCAGGTGTTCAGGTACACGTGTTCGTGCTTACTGGCGAACGTACAATATTAAGTTATATTACAACACCTTTTCACAACAGCATAGGACAAGCATTACAAGAAAGATAAAATGAAAATTTCAAAAATATTCACAAGCATATGGATGGTGATTGTGTTTGCGGCTGTGCTGATTGGTCTTAGAATAGACAACAGTGACACAATAAAAATTTTAAGATACAAAACGTGGGATAAATTTCAAACTGTAGAACCAAGACAGATGGTAAGTGATTCTGTCACTGTGGTAAACATCACAGAACAAGATATTAAGATGTATGGACAATGGCCTTGGCCCAGACACGTGATGGCTATGCTACACGCAAAGTTGTCTGATGCAGGTGCAATCCTTGTGAACTACAATATACTGTTTGCTGAACCAGACAGAATGAGTGGTGTTGAATATTTAAAATCAATGCCTATGTCCAATGATTTGCGAGAGCAATTGGGACAAACATTGTTGGACACAGATGCAGTGTTCTCCATAGTGTTGAAAGAATCTAAAAAAGCCATTTTAATGATGAGTGTCAAAAACACTGCTGACACAAACTTACCCAGCACAACACAGATCATAGAAAAAGGCAATGTAAAGCCATGGTTATATGAGTATGAAGGCATAGTGGCTCCAAATGCAAAAGTTTCCGTGGGTGCAACAGGCATGGGAGTGAATGTCACATCTCCAGAACCAGATGCTGTTGTAAGAAAAATGCCAGTCCTGATACGCATCAATGGCAAAATATATCCCAGCATGATATTAGAGAATGTTAGATTATTAAACGGATCAAAAAGAATTAAAGTCATAGCAAAACAGCATGGTATAGATGAAGTGCTTGTGAGCAAGAAGGCAGGTATACCTGTTAATCATAATGCAGAAATGTATATCAACTATGCAGACCCCTCAATGTATGTTAATGTGTCAGCCACAGATATACTGACAGGCAATTACAACGAAAACAAAGTTAAAGGTAGAATCGTTGTGGTAGGTTTAGATGCCGCAGGGTTGAGTGTTTTAAAATATACTCCACATGGATTAACAACAGATCAAATGATTACTGCCCAAGCATTGGACACATTGTTGACAGGCAAATATTTGTTGCGTACACCACAAGCAGACACATATGAAATTGCGTTCTTGGCTTTGTTATTGTTGCTGTTGATATTAGTACTGCCTAGAACCAGTGTGTTGTTGGCTGTGCCTCTTTTATTATTTGTGGAAGTGGGTGTTGCCTACGGAGCATTCATGGCATACACGAACAAAGGATTCCTTGTGGATCCATCTTGGATAATGTTGTCTGTGTTTTTGATTTGGTCTCATTCAGTGTACAACAACTTTGCCACACAGAGCAGACTGCGACAACAGATTAAGAAACAGTTCGAACACTATCTTGATCCTGGCATGGTTAAAAAATTACAAAAGGATCCCAGCCTATTGAAACTGGGAGGTGAGACAAAGAACATGACTTTCTTGTTCTGTGACATCAGAGGCTTCACACCTATCAGCGAGAAGTACAAAGGCAATCCAGCAGGACTCACAAAACTTATTAATAGATTCTTAACACGCATGACAGATGTTATAATCTCAAATGGTGGAACCATAGACAAGTTTATGGGTGACTGTATCATGGCATTCTGGAACGCACCTATTGAAAACAAAAAGCACAGAGAACTAGCAGTGAAAAGTTCTTTGGAAATGACAACAGCATTGGCAGAATTGAATATGCATCTACAAGCAGAAGGACTACCACAGATCAACATAGGGATAGGAATCAATACAGGTGATGCATTGGTGGGCAACATGGGATCGGAACAAAGATTTGATTACTCTGTGATCGGCGATGCAGTTAATCTAGCAAGTAGATTAGAGAGCTCATCTAAAACATTAGGAAAAACCATAGTGATAGGTGAAGACACAAGACACACAATAGAAACAGTTTACCCGTTTGAGTATATTGACAGCATCACTGTCAAAGGTAAGACTGAAAATATAAAAGTTTATACTATTCCTTTATAGAATTTTTATCTACTTCTTTTACAGCAACGACTTCGTTGGGTTCATATGTTTCGTCCCAGCAACAGTCATCTCGGGAAACACATCTGCTCTCTACATACACTTTTTTGCTCTTCTTTTGATCTTCGTACATTGTATTCTCCTTTTGTAAAATAATACTTGTAAATTTACTTATAGTAAACTTATAGTAAATTTCGTGGAAAATCAATGTCTTAGGTGTAAATCGTGTTGATTTTTTGTAAATTTTAATTTACAAAATTTACAAATAGTAAATTACTTTTTTGAGGATTTTTCTTTTTGTTTTTGTTCAAGAATCATGTTTAACTTTTGTGTTAAACGTATCATGTCGTTGTCTAACATTCTTATTCTGTCAATCAGACCAATCAATGTTTTGTTAGCATCACTTAATACAGGTTTGATTTCTTTGGTTACCCAAGTCCACACATAGTAAACGAAGTAACCCAATCCAAATGCGGCTATGATTGGAAATCCAAACTGTTTAATTGCTTCTGCTAATTCTAATGTGATCATCTAATCCTTTCGAGCATCTTCCTTGCCCTCATTGGCGGCTAACCTGTCCACATTAGGTCTTACTCCTTCAACGTGTGACAGCAGTGCATCTATCTTGATCAAGTCATTGTTCATAGTTTGAACCCTGTTGTCCAGTGCTTGAATAATGGCTTTCAAACCATGCACAGATCCTGTTACAGTTGCTAGGATAAACTTTAGGATGATGAATATGAATATACCCGATGCCACAGCACCTGCTATTGGAAACCCTACGTCTGATACAAATTGTAAAAAGTTCATTATGTATGTATTTATAGGCATTTGTACACCAGGAATTAAAAGATTGACAACCAAAAATACACCTGCTATACTATGCCTACACACTTTATTATTATGATTTAATCGGTAAATAGTAAAAAGCAGGCTAGAATTATGAAAAAACGTACCAGAAGCATACTAGATGAGTTAAGAAACATTGGCAGAGTCAATGATGCAGAAGCCTTTATTGAAACAACAGGCTCTAACATCATCGAAAGTGCTGTGAATCTGCTCAACACCATAAGAGAAAATTACCCAGAAGAACAAGCACAAGAACTGGAGAGAAGATTCTTGAACAGTATTCGTAACAAAGAAGCAAAAAAGTTTCAAGTTGGTGTTAAGAAAATAATTGAAAGTAAAAAATTAGATGACAATTCTTAAAGAAGGCGGCAACATATTCAAAGACCCCAATGGGCAACTAGCCACACAAAGAATTAATCAAGCAGATGTGGCTCCCACACTTGCCTGGTTAGAAAAAATTACAGGGCTGGACCTACAAACTAATATGTTGGGCACCACAGGTAAAGCACCAACATCAGGTGACTTGGATGTTGCAGTAGATCAAAATAAGATTTCAAAAGATCAGTTGGCAGACACATTGACACAATGGGCTATAAAGAACAAACAAGATCCTAAACTGTGGGTAAAGAAAAGTGGCATCAGTGTTCATTTTAAAACTCCTATTAGAGGCAGTGCAAAGAATGGATACGTTCAATCAGATTTAATGTTTGGAGATCCTGAATGGATGCGTTGGAGTCTTCAAGGTGGACAACCTGGCTCGCCATACAAAGGTGCAGACAGACACGTGATGATGGCATCAATTGCAAAACCACTTGGATTCAAATGGAGTCACAAAGCAGGTTTATTAAACAGAGATACAAATGAACCTATCACTAAAGATCCTAACAAGATTGCTGAACTGTTATTAGGCAAAGGTGCAACTGCTAATGATTTGAATACAGTTGAAACTATTCATGCAAAAATAAAAGATAGATCAGACTATGACACGTTGGTGGCAGATGTAAAAGATTCATTTGCTAAAATGGGTAAGACATTGCCTGAAAGCATCAAAGACCCAATTGGTTGGTACAGAGCATTATTAAACAAGATTAAAATATGAGACTAGTAGAATTTAAAGAAGTTGACAAAAAGAATGTCGCTCTCAAAGAATCAAGAATTCAACACGCAGAAGATTTAATTTTCTGGGAAGGTTCAAGAGGAGCCATAAGAGCAATTGAACAATTACAATCATTAAGCAAAAGCACACAGTCACTTACAATCAAATGGGACGGTTCACCTGCTGTGGTGTTTGGTAGAAATCCTAATGGCGAATTTATTTTTACAGACAAGTCAGGCTTTGTTGCAAAAGGCTATGACGGTAGAGCAACCAATCCAGCAGACTTAAAAAGTGCTATTGCCGGAAGAGGAAAAGATCCTGCAAAAAGAAAAGCACAGGCACAGTATGCCTCAAAAATGGCATCAGTGTTTGACACA